CCAGTTCATAAAGGAACAACTCGCCAATTTGAATGTCACACATCAATAACATCTGAAATGGTGATAAATAAAATACAACACTTATTAAAATGAACTTAGACCAATTTGTATGGGAACCAAAATGTTATAATGGATTCCGCGAAACCGTAGAACAAGAAATTTTTATTGATAAAATTTATGAAAGACATGTTCGAGTTGAAGAAGGTGATGTAGTTTTTGACATTGGAGCAAGTTTGGGGCCATTCACATTTTCTATATTAGATAAATCCCCGTCACAAGTTTTTGCCTTCGAACCAAGTTACGAAGAATTCAAAACATTGGTCCTTAACACAAGGCATGGGAACGTAACTCATATCAATAAGGGCATTAGTAACATTGTAGGAGAATTTAATTTTACAGACGTATTCGATTTGACAGGGAATCACAAACTATATTCAACAACATTTAAAAAAGTTATTGAAGATTATGGAATCAAAAAAATTGATTTTTTGAAAACGGATTGTGAAAGTGGTGAGTATGAGATTTTCACTTTAGATAATTTGTTTTGGATTAAAAACAACGTAAAAAAAATATCAGGTGAGTGGCACTTGAGAACTCCTGAACTTAAAGAAAAATTTAAGATTTTTAGAGATGTTTACCTACGATTTTTCCCAAACTTCAAAATATTTTCTTTCGATGGAGTTGATATTACTTGGTCAATTTGGAATGAGGATTTTATTCCGTACTATAATGAAGTTATGGTATACATTGATAATAGATAAAGACTTTGAGTTGCACTATATTTATACTTAAGGAAAAAACAAAAAAATATGAAAGGAACAGTATTCTCAGCCGATTTTGTCAAAGACTCTAACGGAAACTTAAGATTATTAGAACTGAACACGGATACAGGGTTTATAGATCAGGAATTAGTAAATTTTGATTTCAATGGATTCTTGACTGTATTGTCTTCTAATAACATCACAACATTAGACATTATTTATAAACCATTTTTGCACATTGATTTTGTTAATAAATTGATAGAAGAGGTGAATAATACCTTACCACTTATTTCAATCACCTTACATGATGAAAACATTAATTCAATCTATCCGACATCAGTTCCAGATGCAGCAGATAAATTTGTGTTGAGATTGGCTTACGACGAAACCGCAATATTTGATAGCGTTTATTGTAAAAATAGATTGAATGTTTATAACCTATTCACTGAAGATTCAATCACCGACTATTGTGTTGGATATTATCACTCTTCATCATTAGGAACTTTTGACACATTGACAAAAGAAGTAAATGCCTCTAATATACCAGATGCCACGATAAAAGACGTTTATGAATCATTCAATCCAATTAATTTTTACAAAATAAACGTTGAGAATGGAACAGTTGAAGAAAATTGGAATAATTTTATTCAAGGTAAATCTTCTGAAGATACTCTTATTGAACAATACCATTTTCATTCGTCCACCGTTGATGAAAATAACCACGTCACATCCATAAGATTTTTTGCAATAGTTTATGGTTCGAATTTGGATATACTTCCTCTACACAGTTACAAAATAAGTTCGATATTCGAATTACCAACTACGGTTAATTTAGAAGAAAATTCAAATAAGATAAAAGATTACCATTTTTACGAATTTGCAACAAACATGTTCAAAAATGATTCGGCTGGCATCTTATCTACACATGAAGTTCTAATGGCGGACCAAACTTGGGAAGAAATTTCCAACATTCAAGTTGGTGATGAAATCCAATCTTATTCGATAAGTGGATCACCCCAAAGTGAGTCTGATTTGAATTCATTGACTTGGAACTACGAGGGTAGTGAATTCCCTGAGGGGTCTTTTCTCACAACTTCGAGTGTAGTTTTCAGAGATGTTGCAAATCTGAAATATCACTCTATGATGGAAATGGTGGTAGATAGTGATTCTTTGTTTTCAGGAATTAATAAAAAATATTTGGTATACAACAGTTTAACTAACAAAAGTAGTTATAAATACATTGCCGAAATTAACGCGATCACAGATTATCTTTACGATTTGAACGGCGAATTAATTCAAGTTGATGAATTAAACTTTTACGTGTCGTCAGACAGTGGATTATCTTTTGTTGAATTAGATGTTGAAGATTCAGATACATACATTATAAATGGATCCACCGCCTTTCATAGTTTAGTCTCTCACAATGCACCTTGCTTTGTGGCAGGAACCAAAATTCAAATGGAGGATGGTACAACAAAAAATATTGAAGATGTTTCAGTTGGGGATTCAATTGTTTCATTCGACTTCAAAAATGATGAAACAAAAATCAATAAGGTTTTAAATATATTTTCCAAAAAAGTAGATAAAATAGTAATCTATGAGTTCGATAATGGAGGTACTTTGAAATCCACATTAGACCATCCAATTTTTGTGAATGGTAAAGGGTGGTCTGCGTTTGATAATGTATTGTCTAACAACTTATATCAATTAGATTCTCCAGTGCTAAAAATTGAGATAGGAGATTCAGTAAAACTTATCAACACTAATGCAGTTTTAGAGAAGATTACATTATTAAACGAAGAAACTAGAGTTTATAATCTATCCAAAATTGAGATAAACCATAATTATTTTGCAAACGATATATTAGTACATAATCGAGCTTGTTTTGTTAAAGGAACCATGATTGAAATGGGGGATGGTACAGTCAAACCAATTGAAGAAATTAGTGTTGGAGATGAAGTCATTTCATTGAATATTCAAAATAATACTAAAGAAAAACAAAAAGTTACAAACGTAATTACCCCGATTCATGATGATATTGTAAAGTATTCATTTGAAAACGGAACTGAATTAGTTTGTACTTTCGACCATCCATATTTTGTAAATGGTTTCAATTTAGCATCATATAAACCTCTTTTGACAAATGATAGATACAATCTTGGAGAAAATGTTTCACAAATAGAACTTGGAGATAGTGTAACTTTAGTTGATGGTTCCAATACAAGAATTGTTAATATTGAAGAGTTAAAATCGAACCCAACACAAACTTTCATATTTGAAGTGTCGAATAATCATAACTTTTTTGCAAACGGAATTCTAACTCACAACAAATTCTGTTTCATATCAGGAACAAAAATTTCAGTAGAAGACGGCGTTGAAAAGCACATAGAAGATATACAAATCGGTGATATGATACTATCGTATAACGAAGAAAAAAAATCACAGGAATTAAAAAAAGTAACAAACACTTTCACACCAATACATGATGACTTAGTCGAATACACCTTATCGAATGGGATTCAAATTACTTCAACCTTTGACCACCCGTATTATATTAATGGTTTACAACTTGCGTCTTACAAACCAGATTGGACTAATGAAAGATACGATTTACCTTCCAATGTAATTGAAATTAAAATTGGAGATTTTGTAAATCTGTCTGACAATACAACATCAAAAATTGAATCTATAGTCGAATTAAGTCGAACTGATACTCAAACATACATCATTTCGGTAGAAGATAACCACAATTTTTACGCAAATAAAATTTTAGTACATAACAAATAAATTTTGAAAAATGGATACGTCAAAACACCCAACATTATATAAAAAAAAACCACTATCGGAAGTTAAAAACAGAACAACTTCTCAATTATCAAATACTGAAAAACAAAGAGTTGAGAATGTAATTGGTAAATTTTTCGAATTGTTCATAAATAAACATTTATGATGGACGCATACAATTACATAAAAAATTGTGTTTTTGTAAAGTTAAAACCGAGTAATATTTCAGGGATAGGTGTTTTTGCACTCAAAGATATCCCTCACGATATTTTTTTATTCGAAAATTGGTCAGGTGAAACTGGATACTTCCCAATCACACAAAATCAGTTAAATGAATTGGACTATGAAGTCTCGAATCATATCAAAGAAATTTTTATTTATTCCTCTGATTTTCCTAAAGACACCAACGTTTATGTGAAACTAACAAATGGATGTCATTGGATTTATACAAATCCATATTATTTTATAAACAGTGGAATCTACGAAAAAAAATCTAACGTGGACAAAGATAGTATGAAATCCTTACGTTTTATACGAAAAGGAGAAGAGTTGTTTAGCAACTATCCAAGATATGAAAAGTTAGAAAAAGTTAACTTAATATAATATGGAAAAAATACGAATCGGAGAAAATGAATTTGTTTACAGAAGTAAGTACCACGGATTGTTTACCAAAAATGATTTTTTATACAGATTTGCACAAAACAAAAAAATTAGCACAATTCCAGATGATAATTCTATTTGGATTGAATTTGAATGTTCCGAATTTAAATCGATTGATTCTTTTATAATAGACTTGATTGAACGAGAAATTGTTGGGAGTCAATTTAATTATTACGCGAAACATTCTTGGGTTTACACACAAAAAAAAGGATTTGATATGACGTATATGCATCAACATCTTCTATTACACTCAAGTACAAATAGATCTACTATAAAATCTGACTATACTTTTACGTTTTATGTACAACAACCAAGTAACTTGACAGAAGATGAAGGAAAAATAGTTTTTAAGACCAAGGATGGAAATATTCATAAATTTTTACCTCAGGAAATGGACTTATTTATATTCCCTGCAGACATGTATCATACGGCAGTACCAACGCCGAAAAATGACGAATTAAGGGTAGTTTATGCGGGAAATATTGCATATAACTTTTTGGATAAATCCCCTAAAAATCTCAATTTAATTTAGTTTCCCTAATGAAATTAATAACATCAGAAGAAATTTCGTTAATAGAAAGTCTTTTTTATGGATTAAACGAGTTCCGAAAAAGAGATAGAAGTTATGAGGTCAAAATTATCGAATCAGAAATCATTATCCCAATAAAAATCAAGTTATTGAATTGGGTTTCAGAATCTTTAAATTTAAAATTCCACTCTTTCAATCAAAAATTTCAAATTTTACGATACGATACGAATGATTTTTTTCTTCGTCATAACGATGACGACATTAAATACCGAAACGCATTTGGTAAAAATAGATATTTGGTCACTGGATTTCATTTAAATGATGACTATACTGGCGGAGATTTCATTGTATATAATCCAAAATACGTCCTCACCAAAGAAATTGGGGTCCCTTATGTTTTCGAAGCTAATAGAGACCACGAGGTAAAAATTGTGACTAGTGGGACTCGGAGAAGTGTTGTAATGTTTATAAATCACGAAGATGTGATTTCATCGAATAATAAATTATTATGATGAGTTATAATTTACCGAAAAAAAAATGACACACAGTGTAAAATATAATTGGGAGTTCAATAAAGAAGAAATAGTTCAAAAAATTTATAAAAATAAAACTTTTCTAAAACAACTTAACGGTAATACATCACAAAACACAGATGAATTAATGTTTTGTTGTAAAGAATTTGACTCCATCAAAAATTTTGTCGTTAATCAATATTTTAAATTGAAAGAAACTGAAAAGGTGGATTATGCGGTCAGTATGTGGTCCTACATTCAAACAAAAAATTTACCTCCATCAAATTATATTTGGCACACGCACTCAAAATTAGATGGTGGTAGAACCCAATTAAAAACTGATTACACATTTGTTTTCTATGTACAAATACCTCCCAATTTAGAAAATGGAGAAGGTGACTTATTAATAAAAGATAATGATAATTCCATTCGCACAATAACCCCAAAAGAAGGAGAAATCATTTTTTTTCCTGGATATTTATGGCATGTTCCAACACACACACCGACAGCAACTATCGACAGAATTGTTATTGCAGGAAACATAACTTCGGAATTTTTATTAAATACCTCATTGATATAATAGACATGATAACTTACATACCAAATTTTCTAAGTAACCCCGAATGTGAATATTATATTGATTTGTTCAAATCAAATGATGTAGAATTTATGGAATGGATTCAAACGTATAATAAATTTGGTGATGATGATGTGCTAAAATTTTATTATAACGACTTGACAGAGAATAGATTTGAAACCGATAAATTTCCAAATTATATTTTCAAAACATTAAGAATACAAATGGTGAACGAATCTATAGACCAATGTAAAGCTCCACACACTCATGTGAATCCATGGTCGTTTGTTATTTTCCTGAATGAAAATTTCATTGGGGGAGAATTAGTTTTCGATAATATCGAATATGAACCAAAAACAGGAGATATGGTTTATTTTTCTGGGGAAGAGAGGCACAAACTTAACAATTGTGTCGGTGATAGATATACTCTCATCGGAGGGATGCAAAATAATCCTTTAAACGTGAAAACAGGAAAATTAATTTGAATGTGGAATGATTGTTTATTATGAAAATTTTTTGAATTCATCAGAATGTGAGTACTTTACGGATTTATATAAAATAGAAAACGACCAGTATTGCGATGATGATATTTACAAATTTTATTTTATTAATTTAATAGGAAGAGAATTAATTACCGATAGGTTTTCAACCTTTATATTCAAGAAGTTTAGAGTTCAAATGCTCAACGAATCAATAAATCAGTCTACTATCCCACATCGGCACGTAAATCCTTGGTCTTTCATTATTTTTCTTAACGATAATTTTACAGGAGGTGAAGTAATTTTTGACAAAATAAGCTATACCCCCAAAACAGGAGATATGATTTATTTTTCAGGTGAAGAAAACCATAAAGTCAATAATTGTATTGGAAATAGATATACCTTAGTTGGATTTATGCACAATAACCCAATGAATGTAAAAAAAAACACTCTTATATGAAAAAAAAACTTCTTATAACAATGGGATGTTCCTTCACAGAGGGAGTAGGATGTTATGACCCTGAAGTTGTCTCATACAAAGTTGGTGATAAAACAAAGTATAAAAAAACAGAAGAAGTTTATTACATTAGTAAAGAAAGATTTCACAGATACTCTTGGCCATCACATCTTCAAAAACAACTCAATTATGATACTCTAATCAATTTAGGGTTCGGTGGGTCATCCACCTCAGGTAATGTAAAAGTTTGGTTTGAAAAATACTATAATAAAAATTTTTCTGACGAGTTTGACGTTTTAGTTCTTTGGTTATTACCATCTCCAACTAGATTTTCATTCTACAGAGATTCCACACTGATGAATATAAACCCACTGATGGAAAAAAACATTTACAATGTTCATAGTTACGAAATCGGAAAAGAATATTTGAAATTCATAAATGATTTAGATATGGACCCAATTCTTGAACAAATTTTTTATGTCAAAATTATAGAAGAACACTGTATTTCCAAGAAATACAAATTTCTGTATACTCCAATTGATTACCGTCAAAATACTTTTTTTGAAAAATTTCACAATATAAATAATATGATGAAATTTAATCAATCTATTTTCCCTAACTTCGAAGAAAACTCAAATATGAAATCACTTGTTTGTAGTCATCCAAATGAACTTGGTTATCAATATGTCTCTGATAATTTATATAATTGGATTAAAACAAATAATCCCGAAATTATTTCAGATAAAAAACCAAACAAATTTGAATCCAAATGGGATGGTTATCCAATTTTTAACCATTTACGTGAAGTCAAAATACCTATCTAATAATGATAAAAAAAAAATTTTTGTTATTATATATCTATGAACTCAGAGGTAGACTTAAAAAAATATTTTTGTACAGTACCATTCAAAAACTTGGAGATTCACACTAATGTCTGTTTTGCATGCTGTCCATCTTGGTTGCCAAACAAAATAGAAACCTCAGAAGTTCCTTTGAAGGAAGTTTGGAATAGTACTCCAATGACTGACATTCGGGAATCAATAATTGATGGATCCTTCAAATACTGTGATAAAGAATTATGTCCTTATTTGAGTAAACTTATCAACTTTGGTGAAACATCTGGCCCCGTCCAATTGAAAACTGAATCTACACCTAAATCTCCATTTTTGAATGAAGGACCAAAAGTCTTGGTAATGAATTTCGATAGGACTTGTAATTATAAATGTCCATCTTGTAGAGTAGATTTGATTGTAGAGGATAAAAAAGGAATACAACGAGTAGAAAAAACAATAGAGGAAATAGATTCCTTTTACTCCAAGGACGTTAAGACATTATATATAACAGGTTCAGGGGACCCATTTATATCCGTAGGTTTCAGAAACTACTTGCGTAATTTTGACCCCAAGAAATATCCTAAACTGAAGTCGATTCATTTTCATACTAATGCATCGATGTGGAATAAAGAAATGTGGGATAGTATGCCAAATGTTCACAAATACGTCAAAAGTTGTGAGATAAGTATAGATGCTGGGACAAAAGATACTTACGAAAACAAAACAAGATTAGGAGGAAAGTGGGATAATCTTATAGAAAATTTAAATTTCATAAATACAATTCCGAGTTTGAAATATGTCAAAACATCATTTGTAGTACAAGATTCGAACTACAGGGAGATGGAATTATTCTACAATATAATGTACTCAATTTTCGGAAAAAAAGTTGGGGTGTTCTTTGGAAAAATAACTAACTGGGGAACATTCGGTGAAGATGAATTTAAATCGAAACAAGTATGGGATAATTCGCATCCCGAACATGAATTATTCAAAGAAGAATTCAATAAAATTAGTAAGAACAAATATATGTTCCATAACTTACACGAATTTACAGATAAAACCAAAACTTTGATATAATGAAAATATTGGTATTATCTCATACTAGAAGTGGTTCTACTACCTTATGTAAATGGATTTCGAGGGAGATGAAGATTGAGTTGGATGAAACTCCATATAATAAAAAAACTTTCTATTCAGTTTTTGATAAGAAAGATATAGTTAGAAAAATAGTCATTGAGGAATTCACACCTCCAAACCATGTAATTCTTAAATTTGATAAAGTAATTTGTTTGACCCGTGATGATAGTGTTGAAACTGCGATAAGTTTCATCATGGCAAAAAAAACTGATAAATGGCATGTCGAATATGATATTACTAATGATTGGATTATTGAAAATAAAAATGAAATAATACGGAGGAAAAATTGGTATGATAGTATGAAATCAGTCCTAAAAAAATATGATGTACTACAATTAAAATATGAAAACATTTATATCAATAAAACAGAATTGAAATTATTAACTGACTACCTGAATATTACAAGCCCCCAACATTTACATTTACTTGATTACACTAAAAAATATAGAAAAGATAGATTCCAATTGATTCATGATTTTGAAAGAAAAGATATTATTTAGTGCGAAGGAATGTCAATCTATAATTTGGGACGAAACCAAAAATATAAATAATCATTCCTATGTAAGTGATAGAAGATATAACTCACAGCCAATAAACTATAGTGAAGATACTAAATGGATATTTGAGAAAATATCTGAGTTTTTTCAAGAAGAAACTAAGTTAAAAATTACTACAATCAAAAATAAAATCCACTTTCATAAATTCGTTGCTGGAGATTGGTTTGGAAAACATAATGATGCAATTGACAACAGAGTTTATGCGGTTGGGGTTCTATTGAATGAAAATTTTGAGGGTGGTGACTTTAAATTGTACAATCCCCACGAGTATACGTTAAATAAAACTATTGGAAACAGTTACATATTTGAAGTAAACATAGACCATGAAATCACACCAATTTTAAGTGGAGAAAGATATTCTCTGTTATGGTTTTTACAGAAAGATAATTTGATTACAAAAACAATAATTTAAATGGAAATAGATTTTTGGTTTACAGATATATTCAAAGGGTCAGGTATTCAAGAAATGCTAGAAAAAATAGACACAAATATTTCATTCAAAAATGTTGATACAGACGTAATTGATTCAAATAAATTGAACCTATTAGTTTTTGTTTGGGAAACAAGTCCAAAACTTCCATACACAACATACACTACTTCGGATGAATTTATAGATTTACTCAAAAAACTTCAGAATGAAAAGTTTTACTTCATGGCGGATTTTTCAAGAGAAGCCCATAACAGAGTAGACGATTTGAGCTTGTCTTTTTTAAATAAATTGAAATCCAATGGAATAGACATCAACCGATTAATTCTTGTAAAAAATGATTCCTCAAAAATCGGTTTACACAAAATGAAATATGAGAATTTTACATTGAATACATTTTTCTTTCCCCACTTTTTCTTATCAACATATAACCATCTCAAACAATATATTAACCCCGAAAACGAAAGGACAAAAATAGAACCAGATAAAAAATTTCTGTGTTTAAATCGGAGGGTATTTTATCACAAGTATCAAATTATTGAAGAGTTGTTCAAAAGAGGTTTATTGGATGAAACACGGCTAACTTGGGTGGACAATTATACCCCTCTCAAAATGATCGATTTAGATTTGGCACATAAACTAAAATTAAATGGTCTCGAGTTCAAATCCATACAATTAGAAGGTGATGTCATGTACGGTAGTAGACTATCATATCACGACGAATTCTTATTTACAATTAACCCAGAATGGTATTACAAGAGTAAAGTAGATATAATTACTGAAACAATGTTATATGACGAGGCAATACATATCACCGAGAAAACTTACAAATCAATTTATTTAGGATTACCATTTGTTGTATCCGCGACCAAAGGACATCTGAAACATTTACGAGACATGGGGTTCAAAACCTTTAATTCAATCATAAATGAGGATTATGATGGAATGAGTGGTAAAAATAAAATAAAACACGTTGTTGATGCCGCAATCGAGTTATCAAATGTCTATGACAACCCTGAAGTATTAGAAATATGTAAATTTAATAAAGAATTATATTTTAACCCTGAATTTCGTAAGAAAATTTGTAAAGAATTTTTCTTAGACAAATTACATGAAATCAAAGATAAATCACATTCTAGTTCATTAATTTAAATTTATGGAATCATTGAAATACTGGTCTCCCAATGATTTTGAAATTTCATCATTAAGATATAAACTTAATGGTCAAAAAAGAGTAAAAGAGTTTAGAACTCCAACAAGCACTGAAACTAAATCTTGCACCTATACCTACAATGATTTGGGATATAGAGGAGACTCAATGCATAAAAAGGGCTTTCGTATTATGTCAATTGGATGTTCATTGACTGAAGGAGTTGGTATTAATGATGATGAAACATGGCCCAATCAATTCACAAAAATGATTACTGATGGTGTAGATTTAAACTTTGGTTGTGGAGGAAGGAGTAACGATTATATTAGTAGGTGTTTGTTGAGTTATTATGATTTGATTAAACCCAACTTAGTTTTAATAATGTACACTTCTTTGGAAAGACGGGAGGTTTGGGCTAAAATTGATGGGGTAAAACCATTTATGCCTCCTTGTTGGGGCTATTTAAGAGAAACTGATGAAGGAAAAAAAATATGTAATAATTTGATTGATTTACAAAACGGTGATTCTGATTTCATAAACTGGTATAAAAATCATTTGTTAATAAAATTATTCTTGGAATCAAAAAAATGCAATTGGATTTGGAATGGTTCGTTTGGAGTTCATAAAGAGTTCAAGGAATACAATAGATTTGACGGAGATTATATGAGTGATTCATTTATTGACTTAGCATCTGATGAGTCCCATCCAGGCCCAAAACATAATAAAGAATACGTTATTAAATTATTCAATCATTTGAACCAAAACTTTCCGAATTATTTATCGAATGATCACCATTCTATTAACCAAAAATTATTTTAAAAATGAAATCTCTCCAATTTTGGAAACCTGAAACATTCGAAATTTCTTCATACAAATATCACCTTGACGGTAAGAAAAATAAATCCTTTAGTACATCAGGAAGTGATAATACAGGATTGTGTACATATACATATAATGAATTAGGATTTAGGGGAGATTCAATCAATAAATCTGGATTCAAAGTAATGTCGATCGGGTGTTCATTAACCGAAGGAGTCGGTGTAAATGACGATGAAACTTGGCCTTACCAATTTACCCAACTCATACCCGACAGTGTGAATTTAAATTTTGGGTGTGGTGGTAGGAGTAATGATTATATACTCAGATGCTTAGTCACCCACTATGATTTAATTAATCCTGATTTGGTATTAATAATGTATACCTCTCCTCAGAGAAGAGAAATATATACAGATAATGGTGGGATTGAACCATTTATTCCAACATTATCTTGGGGGTATATGGATGAGACTGAAAGAGGAAGAGAAATCCAAAACTGCTTGATAGAATTACAAAATGATAATGAAGATTTTATCAATTGGTATAAAAATCACATAACTACAAAATTATTTTTGGAATCAAAAAATTGTAATTGGTTATGGAATGGATCATTTGGTATACCTAAAAAATACTCGGAATTCAATAGGTTTGATGGTGATTATATGAATGAACCATTTTTGGATTTGAGTGTTGAAGGTTTACATCCTGGTCCAACACATAATAAATCTTATGTGGATAAATTGATGAACCATATACAAGACAATTTCCCGAATTATTTAATCAAATGAATTCAGACTCACTACGATATTGGACTCCCAATCAATTTGAGTCTTCGTCCATGAGATTCAAAATAAACAAAAAAAAGATTCAACTGGGGACTGATAATACTGGATTATGTACTTACACCTATAATGAACTCGGATTCAGGAGTGATTCAATATACAATAAGGGATTCAAAATCATGTCAATAGGTTGTTCAAACACTGAAGGAGTAGGTGTGAATGATAATCAAACTTGGCCTCATCAATTTTCTAAATTGATTTCCAATGGAATAGATTTAAATTTCGGTGCATCGGGTCGAAGTAACGATTATATTTCAAGATGTTTGTTAAGTTATTATGACTTGATAAAACCTGATTTAATTTTGATAATGTACACTTCACCTCAAAGACGCGAGGTATATACAAAAAATTCAGGAGTAAAACCTTTTCTGTATGAAGATTCTTGGGGATTTTTGCGTGAGGCCGAAGAAGGCAAAATGATTCAAAATAATTTACTTCTATTACAAAATGAGAATGAAGATTTTATGAATTGGTATAAGAATCATTTATTAATTAAATTATTTTTAGAATCAAAAAAATGTAATTGGATATGGAATGGTTGGTTTAACATTCCTCCTGAATATTTAGAATTTAATCGATTTGATGGGTTATATGGAAAGTTTGTGGATTACGGTACTGATGGAGGCCATCCTGGCCCCCAACACAATAAAACATATGCAGAAAAACTATTCAAACACATAGAGACAAACTTTCCAAGCTATTTACCAAATGAAAATCAAACTTACACAAGTAATTTGATTTAATGGTTGTAAATAAAAGGATCTCTTTTCTTTAATTCTTCAATTTTCTTTTTCAATTCTTTTTTTCTTTTTCGTTCCTTAATTTTTTTAAGGAACCAATCTATAATTTTTTTCATAGTATTTTGTGTATTATATAGTTATCTAAAACTAGTAAGTCTAAATCAGTGTCCTTGAAAGTTTCTATTGCGTCATAGGGAGTCAATACCATTGTTTTATCTTTAACATTGAAGGATGTATTCAATATAATTGGAAATCCACTTAGTTTTTCAAACTCGATTAATAAGTCGTGAATAACAGTATTTTCATAGACAGTTTGAATTCTTGAGGTTCCGTCCACGTGAACAACAGCCGATAATTTATCAACATATTCTTCTCTAACTTTAACAATCTGATTCATATATGGTACGTCATCAATAGCATGAAAAAACTTATTTTGTTTCGCTTTGACTACCATAGGAGCGAAAGGACGAAACCCCTCTCGTTTCTTAATCAATCTATTAATTCTTGATTTCATATCGGGTACAGTAGGGTCTGCTAAAATAGACCTGTGTCCTAAGGCTCTTGCTCCGAATTCGATTCTGTCTCTATACCATCCAATTACTTTTCCTTCATGAATTTTTGTCACGATGTATTTTATTAATGTATTGTAATCGTGAATTTCAAAAAAATTCAAATTTTTAGTGTGACCCAAATAAAATTCAACATCGTACTTTGGTCCTAAAAAAGGATTCTTAGTAACTCTTTTTGTTATTTTTTTATTTTCTACAAGGTAATGAATACAAGCACCAACACAGGACCCCGCATCTGATGGAGCAACTGGAATCCAAATTTTTTCAAAATCAGAGTTGGATACTATCTTCCCATTCGCAGTACCGTTGTATGCCGAACCACCTCCTAAGCAAAGATTATTACTACCAAGATTTTTCAAACTTTTGATAATATCGAATAAAACTTCTTCGTATCTTAGTTGAACTGCAGCTGCTAAATTTTGATGAATTGTTGTAATTTCTTCGTCAGTTAATCTTGGCGAAATACCTAAATGTACTATTAGTTTTTCGTTGAACATCAATTTTTCTGACTTATCCCAACAAAAAACATTCATATCACAGATTAATTCCCCATCTTTGAATTTTATTAAACTTCTAACTTTTTCAATATACTCTTGAGGGTCTCCGTATGACGCCAAACCCATTAATTTATATTCCCCTTCATTTGGCTTGAACCCCAAATACGAAGTCATTGTAGAATAATAAAGTCCTAATGAATTTGGATATTTCCCTAAATCATGATATTCAATTCCATCATCATCTGCTAAACCAAAAGATAATGTATCAATTTCTCCAACACCATCAATAGACAAACATATCGCCCTTTCAAAATCGGAAGTGAAAAAAGAATAATACTGATGGGACAAATGGTGTTCGGAGTAAAACACTCTCCCCTTAAATGGTTTCAAATGTTTATTTACATCTGAAATATTTTTTAAAATTTTAACTAATGATTTTAAAGAATATTTCGGTGACGTAAAAAAGTTTTTCTTAATGTTACTCAGTACTCTTTTTAGTTTCAGATT